GCGGCGCGCGAAGCCGGCGAGGCGCTCGGTTCTACCTTCGAGCCCGCGGCGGCTCGCGTCGGGATCGACTACGTCCGCGCCTCGGGCCCCGCCTCGCGCTCTCTCGAACAGATCATCGGCGGCGCGAACTGGTGGGTCGATCTCGACGGAGCCACGCAGGTAGGGCTGCGCTCGACGTCGACTCCGAGCACCAACGACTACCAGGTCCTCGAATTCGATCCCGTCTCGCGCGTGGTGTCTCTCGTCCTCCGAGATGACGACCTGTCGCTCGTCGGCATCGGCTCGATCCTCTCGGACGAGCGTCTCGATGGCGCGCAGACGATTCGCGCACTTGAGATCGAGCTCGCCAATTCCATCTCCGTCAAGGCCTGGACGGGCGGCTCGGGTTCCTCGCGCGATCGCCTACAAGACGCCTTCGCCGCGCTGGTGTCGCGCGCCAACGACGTTCGTCTCTACGGACTCTACGAGTACCGCGTCAGCCGGATGTCCGGCGAGCGCGTCGAGCTGCAGGCGGTCTCTTCGGAAGCCGGCCTGCCCGACATCCTCCCGATCTCCATGTGGCCAGGCATGGCCGGCCTCCACGCTGAGCTGACCGGCGGCTCGCGCGTCCTCGTTCAGTTCATCGAGGGCAAGTCGACTCGGCCGGTGATCGTGAGCTTCGGCGGCAAGGATGGCGCCTCGTGGGCTCCGTCGCAGCTCGTCCTCGACGCGATCTCGACGATCAAGGTCGGCGCGAACGCCACCGATAAGGCCGCGAAGGACGCGCCCGTCAACTCGCAGCTCGATGCGATCAACGAAGCGCTCGACGCATTCGCCGCAGCGGTACCCGTCTCGATGGACGGCGGTGCCGCGCTCCACACGGCCTTCACGGCAAAATGGGGGCCCGGTCTTCCTCCGAAGGCATCGTCCAACGTCGGCGCCTCGAAAGTGAGGGTCGAATGACGATCTCCATCGTCGCCACCTCGATTTCGGAAGGCCTAGCGCAGCTCGCGCGCATTCTCGACGCGCCCGTGCCCCCGTTCGGGTACGGCAGCGACATCTCGTGCGAGCGGGACCTCGACCCCGCGATGGCCGAGGTCGATCCGCTGTCGGCGCTCGCGCTCGCACAGGCGCTCGTGCGTCGTCTCGACTGCCCGCGGGGCGCGCTTGTCGACGATCCCGATTACGGGATGGACCTTCGCGCGGAGCTGAACCGCGGAACCACGACTCGCGACCTCAACGCTATCGCGGCGCGCATCCGCTCCGAGCTGACGAAGGACGACCGCGTCTCGTCGGTGAAGGTGACGGTCTCGTACGCGGACCTCGTCGCGCGAGAGATGACGGTCTCGATCGTCGTGACGCCGGTCGACGCAACGATCGGCGGCTTCTCGATGACCCTCGCGGTCACGAGCGCCGAGGTCGTTATCTCTTCGATGAGCGGGAGGGGATGACGTGAACCTCTCCGACCTCACGACACCGCTCTCCGCCGACGCGATCAAGGCCTCGATCTACACGGGCCTCGCCAACGTCGGGGTGAGCACGACAAGCTGGAAGCCCGGCGCGGTCGTACGAACCATCATCGCCGTCCTCGCGGTGATCCTCGCCGCCTTCGCGCGACTGATCGCGGCGATCGCCTCGGGAGGCTTCCTCGATCTCGCGACGGCCGACTGGCTGACGCTCGTCGCTCAGTACGTCTACGGCGTCACGCGGAACACCGGGAGCTTCGCGACCGGGAACGTCACGCTCACGAACGGTGGAGGCGGGACCTTCACGTCGGTCGCGATCGGCGACCTGATCGTCAAGAACACCGCGACCGGCGTCACGTACCGGAACACGGCGACGTTCTCGTTGTCGCCGATCATCACGACGGCCACCGTACCGGTCCAGGCCGAGATTCTCGGCGCCGACGGGACGAGCGGAGCCGGAGCGATCGACGCGCTCGTGACGACCTTCTCGGGCGTCACCGTCATCAACGCTGCGGCGCTCATCGGATCGGATCCCGAGACCGACGAGCAGCTCCGCGCCCGTTGTCGCGAGAAGCTCGGCGTGCTCTCTCCCAACGGACCGAAGGACGCCTACTCGTTCTTGGCGAAGAGCGCGACGCGCACCGATGGCTCCTCGATCGGCGTGACTCGGGTTCGATCGATCCCGGACGGGATCGGCGGCGTGGATGTCTACGTCGCCGACGCGGACGGTTCGGTCGATGGCGACCCCGACGATCTCGCTACCGACCTCGGAGTGATCAACGACGCGATCCAGACCCAGGCCGCGCCGCTCGCGATCACGGCCCGCCTGCACTCGGCGACGCCGGTCACGATCCCCGTCACGTACGAGATCTGGATCCGCAACACGTCCTCGATGACGGACGCGCAGGTTGAGGACGCGATCGAAGCGGCGCTCCTCACGTACGTCAGCGGCCAGCCGATCGGCGGCGAGATCATCTCTCCCGCCACCGGCAAGACCTACGTCAGCGGCCTACGTGGAGCGATCACGAGCGCGGTCTCGTCGTACCTGATCCGTCTCGACGTCTCCGCGCCCTCGGGTGACGTCTCGATCGGGACGACCGAAGCGCCGGTGCTCGGGGCCGTCACGCCGACCGTCCACCAGCTCGCGACGGGAGCGCTGTGATGGTCTACAGGACCGCACCGCCCGCGCGAATGCGCTTCGAGAACGCGACGAAGGCGGTCGCGCCGCCGTGGCTCCAGCGATCGATCGGCGGTCGCTTCCTCGGAGCCATCGGGAAGGTCGTGGATGACCTCGTCGATCGCACCGCGCTCGGGGTGAAGGCTCGCTTCCCTGGGCTCACCGACGCGTCCGACGGGCTCGCGTACATCGGCCGCGACCGGCTGATCCGTCGAGGCCCGAACGAGAGCGACGCGACATATGCGCGGCGCCTCCGGCTCTGGCTCGACTCGCACCGCACGCGCGGCGGCCCGTACGCCTTGCTCGAACAGCTCCGCGCGTACTGGCTCGACACGCTGACGGTCCCGATCGACGTCGTCTACCACGATGGGACGCGACGCTCGATCGCAGCGGACGGAACGATCACGCGGGATTCGATCTCGTGGAACCCAGACGGCTCGAATCACTGGGCCCGAATCTGGATCTTCTTCAACCTCGACGACCTCCACGTCCTCGATGTCACCGCGGACATGATCACCGATGACGGCGACACGCTCGTCACCGACGACGGCGACACCCTCATCGCTGTACTCGGCGAGGGTACGGTCACCGATGAGATCGCCGAAGAGTTCGCGCTCGTCCCACGGGGGTGGAGCGCTGCTCATGTCGAGCAGATCCACGTCGTCCTGCTCTATCCGGGAGCCCGCCTTTGGGGCTACCCGCGACCCGTCGCGAAATGGGGCTCCGGCTGGGGCACCTGGCAAACGACGAACCCCTTCCACATCGAGGTGGCCTAACCCATGTCTCACGCACTCACCCCGGCCGCCGGTTATCCGATCACGGCCGCGACCGTCCCGGACGACGGCGACGATGCCAACGCCGCTAGCGTTCAGGTCGCCTTCCAGGCGCACGAGAACTCGATCGCGACCCTCGCCGCACGCGTAGGCGGCTCTTCGACCGGTCTCACGACCGAGTGGGCGTATCCGAGCGCAAAGGGCCGAGCTACGCGTATTCCCGCCATCGGCGGGACGCCGTCTCCGGTCTACGTCCCACCCGGCGGATCGATCCTCTCTGCAACGACTGGCCTGTGGCGTGAGCACTTCGTCAACGCCTCGGGCGCCGGTCCCGGAGGGCGCGACCTCGTGACGACGACCGGGAAGGTGTACACGGATTACACCTTCCACGAGTACGTCCGCCCTCTCGAACTGGTGATGAATGGCGGGACCATCACGCTGGTTGAGTTTCGCGTCACCTGCGGAACGGCTCAGGCGACTACGTCCAATCGTATCTCGGTCGAATTCTGGAAGACAGACCTTCTCGGTACGCGGACGAGCATCGGTTCGGCGACAGAACCGAGCGGGACCACGGGCGACAAGACCATCGATGTCACCGTGTCCGAGAGTCTCGATCTCTCTGGGCACATGTACTACCTGAGCGTGTATTCGAGCGCGGGATGCGGGACGTCTCCCGATTACATCCTCGGATACAACATCAACTGGACCGACCCCGGTCCGAGGAACTGATATGGCGCAGAAGAAGATCCGAGATCTGGATCCGACGGCGCCCGATGACGCCGACATCCTCCCGGCCGCCACGAGCGACGGAGACACGAAGGCGATCGTTCTCGGCGACGTGAAGGACCACATCCTCGCCGACCTCTCGACCGCGACGACGTCTGTCGATGGACTCATGTCCCACACGGACAAGACGAAGATCGACAGCATCGAGACCGGCGCGCAGGTCACGAACTTCGCGCGCGTCGGCTTCGCTCTCGGTGCTGCGACGGCGTCCGTGAGCCTCAACGGGCAGAAGTTGACGAGCGTCGCTGACCCATCGAGCGCCCAGGACGCGGCCACAAAGGCCTACGTGGACGCTCACGCCGCATCATCTCCCATCATCTGGAAGTGGAACGAGACAGACGCGACTCAGTTCACGATCGGCGTCGACCAGCAGTCCTCTTGCGTTCTGTCCAGGGTGGCCGGCCGCGAGGGACCGCGTCTCCGCATCACGTTCCCAACGAAGATCAGCGGTAACCAGCTCACGACCATCTTCATCAACGACCTGTCTCTACCGGTCGTGAACACGGACGTGCGCCGCTACATCTTCGAGTTCCGCCTCGTCGGCGTGGCGGATTTCTCCCACTACACCGAGTGGTACTCGTTCGGGCCGGCGCACACGATGAATCGACTCGCGGGCGCCAGTCACTACGCGCTCTGCTCGATGGCTCAGGTCGGAACCGCAACTCGTGGCGCGAAGGTCGAGGCCGGAAGCGTGAGTCTGTCCAACGGCACTCCGTCGTGGCTGAGCATTGGCGGGCTCATGTCCGACAACGACGAGCGGAAGTTCATCTTTCCGTTCCGCGACGAGATGGTCCAGCGCACTCCGGCTGCGACCAAGCCCCAGTTCAAGGTCCTGCACTACTGCAATTACGCCGGCTACAACCAGGCGCAGATCTTCGGCGGCTTCAGCTCTGATATCGGCTTCGTAGCGGACATGGGCGCGCTGGCGTCTGGCTGGACCTCGCAGACGCTCGACACGGTCGGCTTCGCCATCCTCGGCGGCACGGGGACGACCTCAAACTACTACTTCGAAGTCGATCAAATCGTCGTGCGTAAGCACCCGATGGATCTCTGAGGACTGCTATGTCGACTCTAAACAAGTACACCTTCGACCAACTCGCTCAGATCGCTCTTCTCCCCGTTACCGGAGACTCCGGCGCGCTCGCGCTTGACACCTCGAAGCGGTTCGGCCCGTTCGTGGCTGGCGACTCGGTGATCGTCGCCTCGACGGCTTCGTTCCACGTCCTCGCGGGCGACGTGACCGTGGCGGTGACGACCTCGGGCACGAGGCTTCCCGCTGGCGTCTACAAGTTCTCGATCCCCGACGCGTGTACTCACGTGGCGATGATCGATAGCGCGGACGGTGCGGGCCACGGCCAGACCTACAAGGGCTAATCCGATGAGGAGCCCACTAACACGGATGAGCGTGAGCCTCGCCGAGGGCGGCGGGAGTTCACAGCCGATCGTTCCGTGGACGGACCCGGAGGCCGATCTCGTCGAGTGGTGGGATGTCGGCACCGATCTCACGCTCACGAACAACCTCGCCTCCGACTGGCTCGGTCGAGGTCCCGGTTACCACCTCACCTCGGCCGGCAGTCTTCGCCCGACGTACGGTGCTTCGGTGATCACCGACGAGCGCGCGAAGACCTACGCGGGACTCGTGTTCGCGGGTTCTCACGGGATGCAGTGCAGCGACGCGGCCTTCAAGACGCGGATGCACGCGCTCCAGGTGGCGCACGTCATCGTCGGAGGGGTCAGCAACACGCAGGCCGGGACGCAGACCATGTGCGAGCTGGGCATCGCCTGGTTCAACACGGCCGGTCAGTTCGGCATCTTCATCAACGACACCGTCTCGTTCTCCGTCGAGGCAGGCATCCGCGGCTCGGGCGCCGGGCTCGGCGTCTGGCGCTCGGATGCGGGCGCCTTCCCGTGGGCGGACCCTGGCGTTCTTCACTTCAAGCTCGGCGGAGCCACGGTCGGCTCGACGGCGCAAGAGCTGGATGGCGTCGCGATGCTCGGAGGCGTCAACAGCAACTCGTACGCGGCCGGGAACTTCGCGAGCGCCAACCTCTACGTCGCCTATCGAGGCGACAGCTCTGTCTTCGGCTACTTCACGCTCTCGCAGTTCGGAATTCTCGGTCCGAACGCGACGGTCGGCGCTGTACGTCGGGCCCACGCCTACGCGGGCGCTCGGATCGGAGCGGTACAGGGATGACCGGGAGCACGTACACCGCCTCGATGGCGGCGAGTCGCGCCGCGCTCGCGTCCTACCGGTGTCCGCCCGGGATCACCTCGGCGCGCACCTGCGGCCTTTGGGGCCAGGGCGAAACCGACGGCCAGGACGGGACCGGGGCGAAGCCGGCCGCGTATCAGGCGAACCTCGGAGCCTTCTTTACGGCGTGGCGTGCGGAGCGGGGCGACCCCTCCATGTTCATCTTCATCATTCGTCTGAGCGCCAGCTCGGGCGTCGTGAACGCCGCCGCGATCCGGGCAGCACAGGACGCCTACGCGCTCACGGACGCGAACTGCCTCCTGATCAATACGGACGCGTTCCCACTCTCTGGAGACGGTCTGCACTTCACGGCGGCCGGCGCCGAGGCCCTCGGCCTCTACGTCGCATCCCTCATTCACGCGCGCTTCGGAGCGGGCGTCACGCTCATCGATCTCAAGGGTCAGTCGAACGTTTTCAGTCAGACGGACACGCGCATCGCGACTGATCCGAAGTACGCGTCCCTCGCGGGCGTCCTCGCGTGGGTCTGGGCCCGAGGGAAGGGGATCACGGACACCCGGCACAAGACGAAGCCGTGGCAGCCGTACTCGCAGGACAAGTATTACCCGTACGTCACTCCGGGACGCGCGTGGTGCGGGATGGAGATGGCTATGGCGTGGGCCCTTTGGGTCACGTACGGCCACACGCTCTACGTCATCCAGGCATCCGAAGGCGGGACCGATCTCGCAAACGACTGGGCGCCATGAACGAGACCCTACAGATCATTCTCCACTCGGACCCGACCGTCCTCGCGGCCCTCGTGAGCCTCATCGGCGTTCTCGGAGCGGCGGTCGGCTACGTGATCAAGCAGCTCGGCGACGCGCGAGCGAAGGCCATCGTGGCGACGGCCGACGCGGACGCGAAGGTGAAGGTCACGAGTGCCGAGGTCGAGAAGACGGAGGCCGAGACAACGGGCCGCTTCGTCACTCTCGCCGAGAAGGACCGCCAGCAGATCGACGCGCTTGTCTCTGACGTTCGTGTCGAGCTCAAGCGCTGCGACGAGGAGCGCCGCGCGCTGAAGGCGGAGATGATCGAACAGGCCGCGCGCTACGAGGCGGAGATCGCGAAGCTTCGCGAGCGCGTCGCGGTGCTCGAACGCTCGCGCGCCTCGCTCTGGGACGAACTGCAAAAGGTCCGGCGCGCGATCGCATCGGGCGGGGCCTATCCGATTCCGGCGGAGCTGCCGGGTAACGTCGTTGAGGAGATCGAATGAAGCCCGAACAGATCGAAACCTGCATCGTCGTGGGCCTTGGCTTCGCAACCGTGATCGGCCTCGTCGCGCTCCACGCGGACGCGTCGCTCGTGTCGGTCATCACCGGAGGCCTGATCGGCTATCTCACGCCTCGGAGCCCAGCGATTCCCGCCGCTGCGATCCTCCTCTTCGTCTCCCTCGGCGCGACGGTCGTAGGTTGCGGCCCGGCCCTCTCGGACGCGTCGCGCGCCGAGTACGCGGGCGAGGTCGCTCACTGCGAGACGGACGAGCGGGCGATCGTTGCGCGTCCGGCGACAACGCTCGAAGCGGACCGAGCCGCGCTCGAAGCCGAACGCGCACGATGCGACGAAGCCCGTCACGAGATCGAAACCCCTGCGCTCGACGGAGGCGTCTGATGCTGGCCGCGATTCTCGCTTTGATCGAGGCGGAGACGCCCGACGTGATCGCGTTCGTTCAGAAGACGCTTCCCGCGTTGATCGCGCTCGCGAAGGGGCAGGGCTCGCGAGACGCCGTCCTCGTCGCGCTCGACGCGGCGCTCGAAGCGTCGCGAGCGGAGATCGACGCGGAGCTGGCCGCGAAGTACGCGATGCCTAAGTAGCGACCAATTCGAGCTTGGCTGCGATCAAGAATCGCTTGAGTCGTTACTGGCACTTACGTCAAGCGCGCCAGTTTCCAGCAGACGAGGCCACTTGGATGGGCGTACCTGGAGAGGGTTCCTATTACCCAATTCCGGAGCGCCAAAGGCGCCAAGGAGCCCTCGAAATGACCAGTTCTAAGAAGCTCGTTTCCTCCCTCGATTCGCTCGCGCAGACCTACTCGGACCGCCGGGAAGGAGACCGCGCGATTCTCCACGATCGAGCCGGCGAGATCCCCGCCATCGTCGCGTCCTACCTCGCGTCCCTCGACACGAACCAGAGGATCGAGGGCGCCGAGAGCGACGCGATCCGTGTGCTCCTCGGTGGCGGTCGTGTGGACTCGTACCTCGCGAGTGTCGAGGACTTCAACGCACTCACCGCGATCCGCGCTCGCGAGGCGGCCCGGGGCGGCGATACCGTCGCGCGCGAGGCGGAGCCCGCTCCGAAGGAGATCCGCGTCGAGAGCGGCGCGATCAACGGGATCCCCGGCTACCCCGCGACGAAGAGGACGAAGGCCACCGCTCCCGCCTCGACGTCGCCCTCTACGGCGTCGCCGGCTCCGGAAGCGCCGAAGACCCAGGCGGGGATCGTCGACCTTCGTAGCGCTCCCGCGTCGTGGAATTTTTACACGGCGAGGAAGGCGGTCGAGGTCGCGGCGAAGAGCCACCCGAATTTCGGAGCGAAGAAGATCGAGCGGACGCTTCTCGCGCTCGCGGGCGCGACGTCGCATAAGGCCGTCGTCGAGGTCGCGGCGAAGGCCGGGCTCCTCGTCCTCCGCGAGGGAGACGAGTGATGCGTACGCTCGCTCTCCTCGTCACTCTCCTCGCCCTCGTAGGCTGCGACCGTGTCCACGTCGCGCCTCCCGCCTCGGACGCGGGCGTCGTCGGCGACGCGTCGCCTACCTGCATCGAATGGCGCCAGCGGGCCAACCCCGAGGACGTCTACTGCGCGCGGTGGTCGAGCCCGTAGCGATCGATCTCGCCGGTTCGTTCTCAAGAAGGCCACTCCCCCGAGGGAGCGGCCTTCTTCGTTCCGTCGTCTCGTTGTACTCTCGCAGAATGTACGTTGTGAAGTGCGGGAGCCCGAAGCAGCTCCTCGGCTACTGCGAGCAGGTCTCCCTCGGCGAGAAGAGCGCCCTCAACGACAACTGGTTCTTTAGAGGTCAAGCGAACTCGGATTGGGCCCTGGAGCCGTCGATCTTCCGAGTAGCCGGTATCCGCGACTTCGAGCGATACGAGACGACGACTCTCGATCGTATTGCCCAGATCGCCGCGTTCACGACCTCGATGCCAGACCGTCTAATCGGTAATCGACAGTATCTGTTGGCACTGGCGCAGCACTACGGCGCCCCGACGAGGCTTCTCGACTGGACGAGTGACCCGGACGTCGCTTTGTACTTCGCTGCGACAGGAGCCCTCCGGCAAACACAGCTTCCGCCGAGCATGTCCGTCTTCGCAGTCGCATCGATCTACTTCCAGCTCGGGAAGGATTCTCCGCATACCTGGTTGAACGTACCTTTCGCGGCGAACCCGAACCTCGCGGCCCAACGAGGCGCTCTTAGTCAGCAAGAGTGGGGGCAGAATGAGCTAGCCAAGACGGAGACGTGGGCGAACCCTACGATCGTGCGGAACCCGATGGAGCTGGTGACGGGACATCTCGCGGCACTGGTAGACCGACGCTTGATCCGCTTCGACCTCGACACGCTTAGGCTCGATGATGCCCTGGATCTCCTCGCGGAGAGGAACGTTCGAGGCTCGTCCCTGTTCCCTGGCGAGGCAGGGCTGGCCAGGGATGCGGAAGACGTTGCGCGTCGGGAGGCGTACGAGATGGACCGGGACAGCCGAGTCGCCTCCGCCCGGTTCATCGGCATCCCGCCCTATTGACCGCGAGAGGGTCTCCGAAAGATCGACGCCCGCCTCCGGCTCATTCCGGGGACGGGCGTCGGGTTATCCCCTCAACAGGGCTGTCGATGAGACGGGCCGGAGGATGATCGAGGTTCTCGCTGCTGTCGAGGAGGAGCCTATCGAACCTTCTTCCACGCGTGCTCGCCCTTCTTGAACGGATCTCGCGGACAGTCACCGCCCTGCTTCTTCGGAGGCATGCTGCCGCTCGGCAACGCCACCGTGATCACCATCTTGCACCGCGTACACTCGAAACCTTGAGCTGCTGCCATCTGTCCCTCCCCGTTGTTGATCAGTACGTCGCCGAGATCGTGTAGCTCGTGACGAGACAGCGCTCGACGAGGTTCTCGCAGTGAAATGCGAGGTAGTACGTACCTGCCGGAACGACCGCGCTGTCGCTCGCGATCGAGGTGTTGTTGTGGAGGGCGTACGCCTCAACGCCGCTGCCTCCCGAGGAGTAGACGCTCCAGTTCGCGGCGTCCATCACCGACACGTCGAAGGTGTCTCCCGTCGTCGTCGAGACGCTGTAGCTCACGGTCGCTGTCACCGGGAACACGTAGGGACCCTTGGCGTAGCTCGTACCTGCGGCCCAGAGGTCCGTCGCTCCCGATCCAAGCGCGTGGGTCGTGGGACCTCCCGGCCCGGTCGTACACGTCCCGTGAGCGCACGAGCCGGTCGAGCACGTACCGCAGTCGTTGCCGAAGTCGTCCGTTCCGCAGACCCAGCCGAGCTGCGAGCAGGTCTCTCGCGTCGGTCCCGGCCCGGAGCCGTTACAGCCGAACGCCGTACCCACGATCACGATGACTATCGCGAAGCTAACCCCGCGCCCCAACCCCCACGTTCCGTTCATCGCCTTCTCCTTCACGTTCGAGCCCCTCACCGAACCAACCGACAATCGTCCCAGGACGCACCCATCAGGAAGTGACCCATCGTGCAATCCGCTCGGAAGGAGTCACCGCGGGAGAGAGAGCCAGCCGCGGCTCGTTGATCGTCCGCTAGGCCGACCCTCGCGAGCATGCAGCCCCGCGGACGGATGCTCATCGTTCCGAACGTTTCGTTGACGGCATCAACGCGGCCCGTCACGAGCATCCGCCGACCCTCCGGGTACCGACCGTCCGCCGCTATCTCGTTCGCGTGGTACGCGCTGTCCACCGTACAGGCGCTGACCTCCATCGGGAGGGCGGCAATACGAGCGGCCTCCGCCTCGGCTGCTTGGCGTTCGGCGCGCTCGGCCGCCGCGACTTCGGCTGCGTGAGCCGCTTGCTCTTCGGCGGCGATTGTCTCGGGGGACACGCATGCCCACGAGGACGCGAGGAGAGGATCGGAACCGGGACTCGCTCGGAAGACGTTCGGATCCACGCACGCCGTTCGGGCCGCTTCGATGTGAGCCCGTTGTTCTTCGGCCGCCGCTGCTTGAGCCGCCGCAACGCGAGCCGCTTCGGCGGCTGCCGCAGCTTGCTCCGCCGCGATCTGATCCGCGGTCACGCACTCCCAATCCGCGGGCCGCGTCGCGAATCCTCCCGTTCGGAGTCGGAACGTGCTCGGAGCTGCACAAGCGGCTCTCGCGGCGTCGATGGCCTGCCGATCGGCCTCGACCTGATGACTACCGAACATCCCCGTGAAGCAGCAGCATCCGCAAAAGCTCGCCGGAATGATCGCGATGATCGTCGCGATGATGATCTTGGTTCGGTTCTCCACCCATTCCCCCGTGAGTGGCGAACGGTACCAGGACTTCAACGCCGGGAAAATCACCCCTGGAGAGCGAGCCCACCCGTTCAGTACGCCGCAACATCCAGTAACGAAAGGCGAGTTCTCGGAAGCCTCACTAGCCTTTCCAGAATGCCATCCTGTACATTCACAGTGCGTCTGAAGGGGGCGCCGGGATGCCTGACTACAAGAACAAGTTCAACGAGCCAGACCACGTCGAGTACGAGATCGTGACGTCCGACGGGAGCACGAAGATCGGAACGATTCGCCTGAAGCCCTCGGGGGTTCTCTGGAAGCCGAAGAACGCTCACAAGTTCTATTCGGTGGATCTGACCAAGTTCTCCGCGTGGATGGAGGAGAACGGCAAGCTGGTGAAGCAGTGAACAACGATTTCAAGCGGCCGAAGTTCGTGGATCACGTCCTCGTGAAGGCAGGCACGGATGAGCGCGTCGGAACGATCCGTGTGAAGCCGTCGGGCGTGAGCTGGAAGCCGAAGAGCGGAAAGCGCTGGCTCACGATCAAGATTCCGCGGTTCGAAGAACTCGCGATGGAGCACGGGAAGAAGAAGCAGAGGTAGACGGAAAGGCGACGGCCGCCAGGAAGGGGGATTCCGGCGACCGTCTCGTCCTCGGACGTAAGCCCGTGGACGTCCGCCGATGATTACTCGAACGGCCGGAAGCGCGCCAGCTCGTCGCGGATCGAAGACCGCAACACTCGCTTTTCCTTAGGGGATGATCTCCTTGCGGTGTTCTTCGTGATACCTCCGGGGGTGTGAGGCTCCTCACGAAAAGCGCCCGCGGGAGATATTCGAAATGCCTAAAGGCTTGATGAGAAACTCATCCAGCAAGCCCAACAGCCCGTCGGAGCGGCCCTCGAAGCCGTCCCGCAGCGCGACCCCGACGACCGCTCACGCGGACTCGGGGGACACCACAAAGGTCCGTACCCAGCGCGATGATCGAAACCAGATCGATCGCATCCACCGCTCCCTCCACCGCCTCAACTCCGTTCGACTCCGCATCGATCGCGACCGCTGCGAGGATTCCGAAGCCGCCAACCCCCAGGTCGCGAAGGCCGTCCACCCGGCGCTCTCCCGCGAGGATGGCGCTGTCGTTGTCCCGGTCGCTTGGCTGAACCGCGAAGACCTCGGGAAGGTCGAGGAGGCCCTCAACTACCTCCAGGCGACCCTCCTCGCAGCGACTCTGCCGTGCACGTTCCCCGGATGCACGTGCGACGGGGACGACCTCTCGTCGCGTCGAGCGCTCCGCCGCTCGCTCGTGCCGTGGTCGGTCTACTACGCCCGCCTCGACCGTCGCTGATCGAACGAAGAAGGGCCTTCTCTCGTTTCGTCTGCCGAGGTCGAGCGCTACGCCATCGCCCGCTTCGACCTCTCCGCCCTCGGTCGCGATCGCTCGGGCGCCGCTCCGGTGATCGTCGTGTGGGCGCTGATCACCCGGCCGTCCTCGACCTCAAAGTGGCGCGTGACGGTCGGCTCGGCCTCGACGGCGAGGAGCGCGAGCCGCGCCGCGAGTTCGACGAGGTCCGGCGAGCCGTCGCGAATCGCACGAAGTAGGTCCATCGCGACCTCGCGGAGCGAACCGGTACCGCCCGCGACTTTCTTAGGTACCGGCTCCGAGGACGATCCTCCATGGTTACTGTGTGATTCGTCGTTCGAAGGAGCCGTTCGTAAACCGTAGGTCCGGAGTTCAAATCTCCGAGGCGGCTTTTCCGAGCCTGAATTCGTGGGGGATTCGGGCTCGAAGGCGGACGATAGATCGGGCACCGGTACCTTACGGTACCCACCGGTACCCGGATTTTCGGCCTCCGTTTTCGTGGGCTTTTCTGACCCATCATTCGCGCCGCCCGAGCCCTCGTCCTCGTCGTCCGAGCGGTTCACGTTCGTCGGGAGATCGGCGGCGCTGAGGTTCGCGTAGAAGCGCTCCGTGACGCCGACCGAACGGTGGCGGAGCATGCGGCTCACCATCGTCATAGTGTACCGCTCGGGGACGATCCCTTCCTCGACCCACCACCCGCGGAGGAGCCCGACGCCGCACGTATGACGCCACGCGTGGAACGTGACCTCGGGGCGCACGAGAGCGCGACGACGGATCCCGAAGGTGAGGAACTTCTCGCCGTGGTCGTCGCTCCAGCGCCAGTCGTACCCGTCCGAGTAGCAGCCGCCCTTGTTCTTTCCCTTCTTCACCGGCCAGATGAAGCCGGAGGCCGGGCGACCTGCGGCGACCCATCGAGCGCGGAGCGCCTTGCGAACCGGCGGGAGCATCGGCACGCGTGCGACCATCCCGCCCTTCGTCGCCTTCTGTCGCGATCGCGCGACGATGATCTCTCCGTTCGCGCCGTCGTCCCACATGCACCGTTCCCACCGCAGCCCCGCGAGTTCTCCTTGCCGAAGCCCAGCCCAGAGCGCGACCGTCAGAACGCTCCGCTGCTCGTCGGTGAGGTCGAGCGCGAAGACGCGCGCGATCTCTGCGCGGTCGAGGAAGACGACGCGCTCGTCCATCTCGACGAGACCGGAGGCTTCGATCGGCGAGAGAGAAAGCTCGACCGCTCGAAGCTGAGCGCCGAGCCCCGCGTCCAGCTTCTGCGCGCGCATCGCGCTCCGGATCACGGCCCGCACGGTGTTCCAGATGTTCTTCGCCGTCTGACGCGAGATCACGCCGCCGCGTCGCTCGTTCTTTCGCGAGACGAGTCCGCGTCCGAACTCGTACATGTCCGTCGGGCGGAGGTCGCCGAGGTCTTTCCCGGCGATGTCTGTCCCGCTCAGGTAGTGGTCCCATCGCTGACGATCGCCGCGGGCATCTCGATGCGTCTTCGCGCGCTCTTCGAGCCACTCCATCGCGTGCGTGCCGAGCGTCTCGCGCTTCCCGAGCGCGGGATCGTTCGGCGTGCCCGCGAGCTGGAGCCGGAGCGCCTCGCGGTACTCGATTGCGTCTTGCTTCGAGGCGCCCTTCGGCAGGTAGAAGCTCTTGCTCTTGCCGCGGATCTCGAAGCGGACGCGGTGGCGCCCCTTCTTGTCGGTCTCGATCTTCCCGCTACCCCTCATCGCCCGCTCCGTCACGACCTACCTCCCGCGCTTCGGACCCACGAGACCGGCGCGAGCGAGCGCCAAGCGCGCGGCCTCGCGCGTCTCGGGCCGAACCACGATCTTCGGCACGGGCTCCGGTTCGGGAGCCCGTCCGCGCTTCCTGCGGGCGTCGCGCTCGCGCTCGATCGACACGAGCGCTTCGAGTGCGTCTGCGATTCGTTCGAGCGGGTCGGTCTTGGCGTCGGCCACGAGGCTCTTACGCCCACCGAGAAAGCGTGCCGGGTCATCGGAGCAACCCCGCATCGAGAAACGAGAACGAGAGGGAGCGAGTCACGATCACGTGGTCGAGAACTTTGATCCCGAGAAGGTCGCCTCCCTTCACGAGTCTCTCGGTCAGATTGACGTCCTCGGCCGATGGGAAGGGATCGCCGCTGGGATGGTTGTGCACTAGGATCACCGCCGAGGCCGCGACGTGGATCGCGAAGCGATAGGCGTCGCCCGGAGCGACCGGACACGCGGAGGTCGAACCTCGCGCGACCTCGGACCATCCGACCGGGCGTTGCCGCGAGTCGATCGCGATCACGAGGAAGCTCTCCGTGACGCGCTTCCCGAGTAGTTCCCTCGCGAAGGCGATCACGTCCCGCGAGCTAGCGATCGTCGCGGGTAGCTCGCGCTCCGCGCCGTACGTCATGGTCACTTCGCGAACCACGCACAGAATCTCGTTTCGTTCTTCCATCGGAGCCTCCGACTCGGAGGCTCCCCGGCGTGCAGTGGGTAGGTCTGCCGGACGAGGTTGAAGGAATTCGAGCGGTTAGATCGTTCCAAGCGGGAAGGTCGACGCGGCCCAATTCGCGTTGGTACGCTGGCGCTCGATGCCGAAGAAGAAGCCGAACACGTTCGTCTACGTGATGCCCGCGGAGCTGATCGAAGCGTTCTACGAGATCCGCGACGACCCGCAGCTGCGTCGTGAGACGCACGAGGAGGTCGTGCGCGCTATGACGAAGCGAATCGCGGCGAAGGCCTCCGAACTCGCGCCATCGTATCCGGGACTCTCGATCAAGGTCGTCATGGACCGAGGCGAATGGGAAGGGCGTGGGACCGACCTGTACTCGGTGATGGAGGACGGTTCGGAGGAGATCTCGGACGAAAAGATCTACGAGGCCGGCGAGCTTCAAGAGCTTCTGGAAGACGCACAGCTTCACGGGTTCTCGCTTCTCGACGGAGCGACCGTCGAGATCGACGGCGTCACTTACCTGACGCGGCGGATCGGCGGGAAGGACTACGTGGAAACCGTCGCCGTACAACGTCATCTGGGCTGCACGCTCGAACACGCGCAGCGACTGGCACCGACCATCGAGGGCGCCTTTCAGCCGACCGGCGGCCGAGGTCGCTGGTTGATTCCATTGTCCTTCTTCGGAAAGTAGACGCGGGAACAACCGGAACAACCCGGACGTCCGGACAACGCCCGGAAACGCGGGAACAACCGGAACAACCCTCAGTCCTCGCAACGCTCGTCATCTGAGTTATTTGCTCGTCTCCCTCGCAATCTAGCGAGCAGACAGGCAGGTACCGTGAAGAAGAACGAGAAGAAGGAAGCGGACGAGTACATCCGCGAGTTTGCGAAGATCGCGACCATGTTCGCCGTCCGGGCCGAGGACGCGGCCAAGCGGAGCGACGATGAATGGCACGCATACGACGTAGCCGCCTCCGAGGCGTTGATCATCGCGACTGAGTCGTTGATGGAGGTCGGCGCTGTCCAGTGGCGCTCCGACCTCGGCGAGCCGCGCTTGACGTCTCTCGCGCGTAGGTGCCCCGAGAACGCCGCGCGGCTGACCTACGCTTGTCAGGACGCGCGCGACCGGATCCGTCCGATGCTGTCGAAGATGAAGGTCGGCTCGTGAGGCGCCGCTATCGCTTCCAATTCCTCCGCGTACTCCCGAGGATGCGGTCCTATCCCGTCAAGATGATCGTCGCCGCGGACGACTCCGAGGCCATGGCGGAGGCGATCTACCGACTCGAACGCTGGTACATGTCGGACCGCGTGCTCCCCGGAGCTTATCGTCTCTCGCTCTGTCCGGTCGGCCGCCCCGACGCGAAGTGGGAGTGGTCCTTCAACTTGGTATCGTCGTGAGCGACAACATCGCGACGCCCGACCCCGACGAGCGCGACCTGCGCGACGTCCTGGCCGAGGCGCTCCTTGCTGACCACCAAGAGCGCCTCCGGGACAACGAACGCGATCTTCTTCGGCGCGTCGGAGCCCGTGCCGACTTTCGAGCGCGGCTGACGGAGCGTCGCCTGGCCCTTCGAGTCACGCGACGCGCACTCGGACTCGGCGAGCCACCCCGCGAGCCACCGAACCTGACCGCCGAAGAGATGGAGTCGTTCCTCATGACGGCTCTCTGCGGCGACGACGACGAGTGATCCGGTCGCTGCCCAATTAACACCGAGCAGAATTCCGCTTCGGGATTCTCTGGGTCAAGCATGCCTCAGTGAACTTGATAGCAGCCTCAATTAGATCGAAGCGTAAGTTTCTTCGAGTCGACGGAAAACCCCGGAGACTCGGTAGGTCAAGACGAGAAGGAAGAAGAAGTCATGAGCAATTCGATCGAAGACAAGAAGACCACGCGCAAGAGTCCCCCGTGTACTTACGGTCGCGCCGGTCTGGGCCACGTATGGCGGATCAATCGGTTCGGAAGGGACGGGGAGTTCGACTGCATGGACACGGGCAACGGAGGTCTGGAGATCACCTGGACGTGCAAGATGTGCGGTTCGACGAAGACCGAGATCAAGCACTACGCGGTCGACCGGCGCGACCAGGATGTCACCTACTACATGGCCGGCAGCCGGATGGCGGTGGCGTCGTGAGCGCCCGCAAGTACGCCGTCGAGCCGGCGAGGGCGCCCTACTTCCGCACGCTCACGGACGAAGAGACGGGCACGCGTTTCGACGCGACGGACGCCACGTTGGTGGACGGCGCGCGCCTCCTCGGGTGGGGTCGCAAGGAGCGCGCGATGCTCGGCGCTCCGATCTATCGCCAGGTGTCGCGTGGTCAGTACGCGGGCAAGGTCTTCTTCTCGCGGACGCAGGTCGAGCGCGCCCTGCGTGCGCTGAACGGCGAAGCCGGGCCGGTCACGGTCGAGGAGGCGGTCGCGCTCGCGAAGCGTCGCGAGCGTGCGCTCAAGGCGAAGCTCTCGGACCTTTTCTGCGACCCGATCGCCGAGGAGGCGTCGTGAGGATCTCAAACCGAATCGCCGTCATCAACGGTCGCGTGTACACCCACGGTGATCTAATGAGGTTGCTGCGGATCATGTCCGTCGCCATCCCTGACATCACCGACGTCCAGCGCGACGCGCTCGTGTATGTGCTGATCGCCGAGACGGACGTCGACCTCGCGGAAGAGGAGGCGTCGTGAGAACCTCGCAGATCAGACAGACCGCCTACCACGAGGCCGGTCACGTCATCGCCAGCATCCCGACGGTCGGCTATCCCGCTCTCGCGACGATCGTTCCCGACCCGTCGAAGAACCTGCTCGGGCGCGTGGCCCACTACCGGATCAAGCAGACGTCGCCGGAGCAGCTCCGCACGTTGAAGCGCGAGATCACCTCGTGGTCGGTGTCGGACTGGGACCGCTACGTCCGCGACATCCTCGCGATGACCCTCGGCGGCTTCGTCTCCGAGGGACTCCTTCGTTTTCCGAAGCGCGAGCCGTGGTTCATGACGGCCGCTGGTACGGGGTCGGCCGACATGGACGACGCCCACGAGCTGATCGAGCTCATGCACACGCCGGTCGCGATCGCCGACGAGCTGTCGAGGCTCCGGCCGTGGATGGCGAAGAACTGGTCCCACGTCGACAAGGTCGCAAAAGCCCTGCTCGCGAAGAAGACGCTCGCAGAGGACGACCTCCGCGACCTCGTGCCGGACTGGATCGAGGCGCCCGTATGATCCCCGCAGCTGGACGGATCTATCGCAACAAGGCGGGCGATCTCATTTCGCTGCACGACTGGCTGGAGCTGTACGCGGATCACGAGTACGCGCGGATCGCCCTCGATCAGGTCGGTCCGTTGCGCATCTCGACCATCTGGCTCGGCGTCGACATCGATCGCGACGGGACGATCTTCGAGACGAAGATCTTTCTTGAGGACTGTCAGGGGCATCTCGGAGACGAGATCGAGTGCTTCAGGTTCTGCACGGTTCAGGATGCAGAACGAGAACACACGAAGATCGTCGACTACGCGAGGTCCACGGCTTTGCCAACGCTGCTCGCGCTTCGAGCGGACCTCGGCGTCGCGGACGAGGCCTGATCGTTATCTCTTCTATACTACTCGACCCTACGCAGACGGGAACCCGGGAATCCGTATAGTCGTAGAGAGCAGGGACGGTGACCATGAAACGAAGACTCGAACTCGCGGTTGACCCGCACGTGTACGAGAAGATTGAAGCGGAGCGGATGCGGCTCGGTCGCGAGACCGGGCGCATCCCGACGCGCACAGCGGTGATCGTCCGACTGATTGAGACGCTGGCGCCAGTCCAGCCGGTCGACCCGCAGTAACCGCCGAAACGATTCGGCCCCGGGGTGCAACGCCCGAGGCCGAATCAGGAGAACCAAATGACCAACGTATCTTACGTCCGAGAGGGCGAGTCGTCTAGTTCTGACGTCGATTTCGACGAGCTGATGAGGCCCGAAGAGGTCGTCCCGTTCACGCTCGATGCCGAGAGCCTTATGGCGATCGAAGGCCCCGAGAGAGGGCCGTTGTCGAATGTGCATCTGAGGGAGCTGATGGAGGGGAGCGCGATTCCGTTCGGTACGCTCGCTCGCGCCGGTCTCTACACCGAGCGGGACCCGAAGGTGGTGACGAACCTTCTCGGGCGGAGCGACAAGCGCATCCAGGACCAGCACGTGCCCGCGCTCGTGATTCCGTACTTCATGCCAGACGAGCGCGGTGGTGACGTCGCCGTCACCCATCGAGTGAAGCCGGCCGAGCCTCTCGCCGGTCGTGACGGCAAGGCGGCGAAGTACCTGTCTCCGATCCGAAAGACCGAGGCTCCACGTCTCTTTCTCGGACCGGATGCGCGCGGCGAGCGGTGGCGATGGAAGGAGGTGCGCGCGCCGCTCGTGATCGTGGAAGGTGAGAAGAAGACGCTCGCCGTGGAGGCGGCACTCGCGGGCGCGAAGGGCAAGTCCGGCGCCGGCTATCTCGTCGTCGGGATCGCGGGCGTCTCGATGTGGCAGGCGGGAAAGGACCTCCTCCCGGACTTCAACCTGTTCGACCTGCGGGATCGCACCGTCACCATCCTGTTCGACGCGGACGCCGAGCAGAAGGAACAGATCGACTCGCAACGCGAGAAGCTCGCTGCCGCGCTGCATCTCCGCGGGGCGGTACCGCGGATCGCTCGGATCCCCGAGCTCAAGAAGCCGGGGAAGACCGGCGCGGACGACTACCTCGTGCACGGGCTCGGGAAGCCCGAAGCACTGAAGAAGCCCGAAGAGCACAAGAGCCTCGATCAGATCCTCCGCAACGGATACGTGTGGGCCACCCCCGCGAAGGTTGAGGTAGCCGAAGCTGTCGCCGGGCTCGCGCTCACCGAGCACCAGCTCGCGAGGGCCTTCGGCGACGCTGTGAAGGATCACGTCCGGTACGTGCTCGGCGAAGAGAACTGGTACGTGTGGAACAAGAGGATCTGGGAGCCCGTGGTCGGCGGCCGGGTCCGCGAGATCACGAAGGCGTGGCTCGCCACGCAGCTCGTCGCCGCCCGGAAGCTCGGGGACAAGGCGTACATCCGGCTCGTGTCGCGGATGGACTCCCCCCGAGGCGTGTCGTCGCTTCTTGAAGCCCTCCGGTCTGACCGTCGGTTCGAGGTACAGCCGAGCGCGTTCAACACGCAGGAAGGGCTCCTCACGGCGGCGAATGGCGTCGTCGACTTCACGACCGGCGCGCTCTCGCCCTTCGATCCGAAGCTTATGCGCTCGATGATCGCGAACGCGAGCTTCGAGCCGAGCGCGACCGCCGAAGAGTGGGACGCTCTCCTGCGTCACCTCTTTCCGAACGACGAAGTCCGCGCATACCTCCAGCGCTGCGTCGGGGCGTCGATCACGGGCCGGGGCGTGAAGCACTTCTTTCTCGTCGTCGGCCCCGGCCACTCTGGGAAGTCGACCTTCATGGCCGCGCTTCGTGGTGCGCTCGGGTCGTATTGGGTGGGGAGCGAGTTCAAGACGTTCTGCGCGCATAAGGCGTCCGGCCCGAACCAGGCGCGAAGCGACCTGGTGCGCCTCGCCGGGAAGCGCGTGATCTGCGCCTCTGAGGTGAGCAAGGGCCAGAAGCTCGATCTCGGTCGCGTGAAGGCTCTTACGGGCGGCGAGGGTGCGCGAATGCCGCTCCGGTCGGAGTTCGGGAAGACGGCCGAGTACTGTCTCAGCGGGAAGCTCTGGCTCGTCGCGAACCCGGAAGATCTCCCGAGGATCGACGATGACGACGCCGCGTGGAACCGCGTCGTGAAGTTCCCGCTCGGTGGCGCGGTACCGACCGACGGCCAGAACGTCGACTGGTTGAACGAGTTCGAGTCCGGCGAGCGGTTCGAGCATGTCCGCCGAGCGGCCCTCGCCTGGGCGGTGAAGGGCGCGGTCGACTTCTTCCGTGACGGGCTAGGCCCGGTCCCGGCTGCGATCCTCGCGGCGAAGACCGAGGCGCGTGGCGAGATGGAGGACTACGTCGTGTCGTGGCTCCGTGACGCCGTTGTCTTCGAGCGCGGCGCGCTCACCGCGAACGCCGACCTGTACAAGGCCTACGAGGCGTCCGCGCTGGATGAGGGAGAGCGTCGCCCGCTCTCGAAGCGTGCCTTCGCACTCGCGCTGAAGAAGGCCGGGCTCGCCGAAGGCGTGAAGATCGAGGGCGAGGAGGCCGGCGTGAAGGTCTCGCGTGACGGGCGGCAGGTCCACGGATGGCGCGGGGTGCGTCTGATTCCGGCCAACACGGGGCGCGTCGACCTGAACGACCTCGAAGCGGATCTCTTCAGTTAGGCGGCATCTCCCCGGTAGGCGGCATCTCAGGCGGCTTCGTTTCGGAGATGCCGCCTAGGTTTAGATACTGAAAAGATGATGGAAGAGAGAATTAGGCGGCTTAGGCGGGATCAAAGTCTAATTAATTAACTCGGCACAGCGCGTTCTCCTCCTCAGTCACCATAGCTATTCGTCCTACGTGGAGGGGTACGTTGCCACGATGGCGAAGGCCAGAAACCCGCTTTGTCGCGAACCCGAGGTAATCCGAGAGGCGAGAACCGTGGCGAGATGCCGCCTAAGCCGCCTAGATAAGTAATCGTGCTGCGTTCGTGGCACGAGTCCCAGGCGGCATCTCGAAGCCGAACCCGCCTAGATGCCGCCTGGCGGGTCGAGATGCCGCCTAACCAAGAGCGTATGGAGGAGAAGAGCATGAGTATGAACGACGATGATCTGGACGACCTGTTCGCCCCACCGCCCACGATGGAGGAGGAAGACGCCGCGAACCGGCTCATCCAGCAGGAACGCGCCCAGAACAAGCTCGGCGCGATCTTTGGCAACCTCGACGAGGCCGAGCGCTGGGCGAGGCTCTCGCCCGAAGAACGCGAGGAAGAGCAGCGGCGCCTGCGGAGGCGGCGATGACGCGGAAGAAGATGACTTGCCCTCGATGTAAGGGCACCACGCAACAGGCGCTCTCAGTCGTACACGGCTCTCCCCATCTGGAGGTGCTCACCTGCGGGAAGTGCGGCTACGTCGGCCATCCTTCAGGCCAAGAGTCGAAGGCGAAGAAGTGACATATAAGCCGCCCCCGAGCCCGAAGACCACCGTCACGATGAGCGAGGAGTCGCTCCGCCAGCTCCGCGAGATCCGCGACGAGATGGGCGTCTCGCTCGACGAGGCGATCGGCTACCTCGTCGGCCTCTACCACGCGCCCGAGCCCGAAGGGGCACCAGCGACCGCCTACGAGCCCGGACGCGGCCTCTTCACCCTGTCTTACGCGAACGGGACGATCGACGCCTCGCTCACGTACGAGCTGACGGAGGCACGCGAGGCGACGCAAGACGGCGTCGAGACGCTGCTGGACCTCCTCGCGTGGATGTTCGCGGATCAGTCGACGATGCGTTTCGGATCGCGTCGGCGGCTCAAGGCGTCGCTTCCGAAGCCGCAGCGGAAGCACACCTGGACTGACGCGCACCGCGAGAACGTCGCCCGTGAGAAGCGCGAGAGGGTGTGGACGCCGGAGATGCGCGCTCGATTGGGAGAAGCTATCCGCTCCGGCAAGGAGAAGGCCAAGCTTCTTCGCGAGAAAGCCAACGCGTCCGAATAACTCGGTTAGGCCTTTATTCGCGCCTCTCTTGTACAGGGAGGTTGCGATGCCGAGAACCAAGAGCGCCGAGATCTCGAGGCCGGACGAGACGACGGGATGCCTGATCTGGCTCAGGTCGACGACGGACGGCTACGGTCGAGTCAGTATCGATGGAAGGTTGCGATACGCGAACCGTGTCGCGCTTGAACTGAAGCTCGGTCGCCCAATTCTGCCGGGCCACAAGGCCTGTCACACCTGCGATAACCCCCGATGCGTCGCTCCCGAACACCTGTTCGAGGGAACCACGGCGATGAACGCTCAGGATGCGAGCGCGAAGGGCCGCCTACGTGGTCACAACCGTGGCGCCGTCCTCTGGCCCGCCAAGGTGGAGTGGCTGAGGGAGCGATACGCGAGTGGCGTGTTCACGCGACGGCAGCTCTCGGACCGGACGGGTCTATCCCAGCGGACGATCTCAAGGGTCGTCACCGGTCAGGCGTGGGGCGACGCTCCTGGGCCCATCTCTGCGCGTCGTGGCGCTGGCGGGAGCCGCGTATGAGCAAGCTCCCCGAACAGGGCTCCGAGCGGCTCCTCGCGACGCTTCTCAAGGCCGACAAGCAGGCCGTGCGCTCGATCGAGGCCATCGAGGCGACGTCGGCCCAGCTTCGTTCCATCGCGATGATCCTGCGCGCCAACGTGGCAGCTCGGCTGCCTCGGTACTCGCCCGTCGAGCCGTAGGGTCCGGGATGGAACCTCTGTGGTTGAAGATCGCTCGCGGTGAGATCGGCGTCAAAGAGGTCGTCGGGCCGAAGGGTAGCAACCCGCGGATCGAGGAATATCAGTTGGTCGCTGGTACGGCCCAGGATGACGACGTCCCGTGGTGTTCCAGCTTCATCAACTGGTGCATGGAGCAGGCGGGCTATCCGATCACGCACTCGGGCGCGGCTCGCTCGTGGCTGCGGTACGGCGTGAGCGTCGGCCCGACGCCGCCGATCGGAGCGATCACGGTCCTGTTTCGTGGCGATCCGAAGGGTCCTCACGGTCACGTCGGGTTCTTTGTCGGCGCCGGTGTGGCGGTCGGGACCTTCATGATGCTCGGGGGTAATCAGCAGAATCGGGTCTGCATCCACGCGTATCCGGTCTCTCGCGTCCTCGACTATCGGTGGCCTCGCGAAATCTGAACAGGTGTTGGCAGACCGATTGTTGGCTGTCTCGTAAGATCGTTCGAGGGAGAGTTGAATGAACGATTCAAGCCTGGTGTTCTTCTTCGATCTGAGCGTCACGGATGAGAGTGTGTGCCGCCTGATGGTATACGGTCAGCCGAAAGACCAAAGGCTCGTGTTCCAGCTCGATCTACGCGGACGCAGCAAAGAAGAGCCGCGAAGGCGGCTCGACACGGATGTCATCGACGCGTGGGGAGGACTGGCGGAGTCGGTTACGGATGCGTGGCTCCTCAACGTCTATCGGCAGATCCAGTCCAGTACCGGAGATCCGACGGCACTCGCTCGGTTCGATGCGGCGCGCCCTCTCATGCAGGAGTATCTGCTCGGCTACTCGACGGGTACTCTGTGAAGTACACGTTCCGAGCCATCGATGAGTCCGACGTGCTGGAGAGGTTCGGTCTCTCAGTTGATGAATATTTCGCCGTCGTGAACCGGTTCCTTGAGGGCGACGGCCATCACGATCGGCTGGAAGTAATCAGACACTTCCTTCTGCACCGTCTCGAGTCGAGGGTGATGGTACTTGCGGCTGGCGTACGGCCGACGGTCGTCGAGTTCCCCGCTCCAAAAGAGCGGGACGAGATCGCGGAGACCATCGCTGAGGTGATGGGAGCGAGCGATGCCGTAACACTGTGCGAGAAGTGTCACGCTCAGAAGCGTGCGCTTCCCCATGAGTGCCCGTACCTGATCGAGATCGACGGCGATTACGGCGTCCTCTGTACGTGTTGTGACAGTTGCCGTGGAGAATGTTCCGCCGATGTATGACGGCAGGCCTGAGTGAGCAAGGAGGGAGCGGTGCTCTCCGACCATCTCGGTACACAAGGGACCGGAGCTAGCACTCTGTCGTCCCTCCTGTCTCGGCTCGGTGACGTTATCTCGGTTGAGTGGGCCGATATACCTCAGTCGGTTCTCGACGTAGCGCAGCCAGTTGTCGTCGACCTGGAATACGTCGGGCACCAGCCAGCGCGTCTCCTACGCCGCGAGGGGCGCGTGCTCCGGCTCCTGCCAGGGACCGACGGCCTGTATCGCTACGAGGTCGCCCTGGTGGCAGTAGAGGGCGAGGACCAGCCAAGGTGGGTCGCCTCCGAGCGCATCGTGCCACGGGCCCGGCTGGCCCCCATCGCTACAGTAAAAAGGGGCATCTAAGGCCATGAGGTCCACCGCGTACGTGCAGGCCGAGCGGCCGATTGACCAGATTCGCAGGATTTCCAACAAGTGAGCAGGCGTCGGCTAATTGATCTGAAGATCGACACCGAGGGCCAAAGGCTCTTGGTCGAGCAAAAGCTGCCTCCGGTCAAGTTGGCGAAGCTGATCGGGGTCTCGGCTCAACGGCTGGACGAGTGGCGGACCGGAACGACTCGCCCGAGCGGAGCGAACGCCCGGAAGATCTTCGTGGCGGTCGGGATCCCGGTCGACTCGTGGGCCCGCCTACCGGGGACGACGACGCCCGAACCCGAGGCCACGACCGAGAAGCGAGCGCTCACCTCGCTGGCGGAGATCGACGAGATGCTGGCCGCTCTGCGGGGTGGTGGAGCCCTCGTCGAGAAGGAGAGGGCGAAGCGATCCGCCGAGAGGATCGCGCTCCTCCGCCTCAAGGCCTCGATCGAGTACCGCGACGCGCTCGCCGAGGACGCGATCGTCCGGGGCCACCCGCACTGGCGCCGCATCCGGGAAGCGATCCGCACGGCGCTGGCCAAGTACCCCGAGGCGCTCGCCTCCCTGGCGGCCGAGCTGGGCGCGCTCGGCGAGTGGGAGGCGGCGACGGCCGAGCTCACGGCGGACGAGGACGAGTGACTCTCCCGGTCGAGGAGAGGATCGCTCGCTTGGCGAGGCGCGGGCCTTCGGGTCCGGCTCCTCGACGCACGATGATCACGGACATCACGTCCCTGGTGGACGAGATGATCGCCGAGTCCCGCGTGATGCGCTGGCCATCGGCACGCTACGCAAGGGACCCCGTTCTGTTCTGCCGAGAGGTCCTCGGCTTCGAGCCGTGGCAGCGGCAGATCGAGATCCTCGAAGCGCTGCGTGACGTCGGAGCGGTCGCGGGAGCGTCAGGCCGGAAGACCGGAAAGAGCCGCCTCGCAGCAGCGGCAGCTCTTTGGTACCGGGGAACGGTCCCTGGCGGTCGCGTCTACATGCACATGCCGGTCGGGGATCAGATCGAAAGGATTCTCTGGCCCGAGATCACAACGCTCCATCGCGAGAGCGGCCGGTGCCTCGCATGTCGTCGAGAAGACGAAGAGGGACCGAGACCCTGTCCGCACTCGGCGAAGCTGGACGGGATCCTCTCCCCGCGGGCGACGACAGGTCTTCGCGGCGAAGATGCGCGGACGATCTCGGCCGTCACGAGTAAGGCTCTTGAGGCCGTCTCTGGCTACTCGGGCAACCAGCTTTGGATCCTCGACGAGTCGTGCGGAATCGACGATCTCGTGTTCGACGCCATCGACGGCAACGGCCTGGGCGGGAACCTCAAAGCCCTGTATCTCGGGAACCCCACGAAGACGCGAGGACGCTTCTTCGAGTTCTTCCACGACCCAAAGGTCTCGAAGGGCATCCACCGCGTCCAGATGTCGAGTGAGGAAGCGGCGCTCGCGCGCGACAGTCGTGGGCTTCCGTTCCCAGGGCTCGCGACCGCTGCGAAGATCGAAGAGCTGAAAGAAAAATGGGGCGAGACATCCGCCCTCTACCTCATCCACGTACTCGGGCAGTTCGCCCTGAACGAAGCCGGGGCGATCTTCTCCGTCGCCACGATCGCGGAAGCGGTCGCGAGATGGGCGGATGATCCCGGGGACGGACGCCTCTACATCGGTGTGGACCCAGCCGGCGCGTCCGGACTCGGCGACGAGACCGTCTTCGCGCTTCGACGCGGAACGAAGGCTCTCTCGCTCACGCCGAAGCGTGGCCTCGACGAGAACGCACACCTCATCGAGATACTCGGCCTCGTCGAGAAGCATCGCCTCGATCGCGAGACGCCCGTCGTCGTCGTTGATCGCGAGGGTGAGGTCGGGTGGAAGCTCCACGTGAAGATCCAGGAGTTTCTCACTCCGTTTCGCGAGCCTCGACGCGCTCCCTTCGAGTACGTCGGGGTGAAGGCGTCCGCGATCGCCGAGAGAATGCCTCAGGTCTATCCGCGCACGAGCGACGAGCTGCTGGCTAATCTCGAAAAGTGGATGCGTACGGGATCCATTCCCGAGGACGACATGCTCGCGAAGGAGCTGAACACCGTCCAATGGGAGGAGCAGGTAGACCAACGGCTGAAGGCAACGCCGAAAGATGACCTCCGGAAGATCCTGGGCCGGTCTCCGGATCGACGGGACGCGTTGGCTCTCGCATGTTGGGAGCCGATCTCTCTCCGCATCCAGCAAGCAGACCTCCCGCCGAGCGCTCAGGCCTCCGTCGAGCGAGACCGGAGTGCCCTCGCTTCATCTCGTACGCCCGCCGGTAGCGGGTGGGAGAGCTTCGAGAGCGGGGATGGCGATAGGCGTGGTAGGCGCCTCGACCCGGCCCGAGTGACCCGGGACCAGCGTCGGGGCGACCGGTGATGTACGCGACGCCAGCGATGGAGAGGGCGCACACAGAGGGCCGTCGAGCCCTCCTTCGTCTCCTCCAGTCGACGACTTAAGAGGTCGTCGCAAGCCGCGTGGGCGTGAGCCGTGTCTCCGTATCGTGGTGGTGCTCTGGTCGTTCGCGCCCGGCCCGTCGCGCTCGTCAGCTACTGTCGAGCCACTACGGGATTAGCCAGGCCTCATGGGGTCCTCTCCGTTACGGGTGAGACCGGGCCATCTTCGTAACTTAGCTCATCCAGCCTCAGAGCAGACCTCATGTAGTGGGATTGCTCGATAGACTCGGCGCTCTCCTCGGACTGTCGGCATACGACCGTCCGCACGGCGTAGCCGCATCTATGCCGTCCCTCGGCGACCCCGAGATCGACGCGCGTCGTAAGGCCTTTGGCGGGCAGTTGTCGCCGATGCCGACGACGCGGACCGAGTTCTATCTCGCGGATCTCGAATACGCTGAGCGTGCAGCGGACAAGGGTGACCTCGGACCGGCCGCCAAGCTCATGCGTTCGGCCCGCCGGGATGGAATTCTCGCGGGTGTCCTCTCGACTCGTACGGACGGCCTTGTTCGTCTCCCGAAGACGTTCGCTGGCGCGGACGAGATCGTCCAAGAGCTTGAATCGACGGTCGGGGCTGTTCGCTCGACATTCGATGAGATGTTCCCGCCGTCCGAGCTGGCCTTGCTCGCAGCAGACGGGACGCTCCTCGGCGTTGGTGTCGGAGAGATGCGCCCGGTCCCGGGCCGCGACCATCCTGTCCTCGTCCGCCTCGATCCGGAGTATCTCTGGTACGACTGGTTCGCCGGCTGCTGGTTCTACCGCTCCGCACTCGGGAATCTCCCGATCACGCCGGGCGATGGACGCTGGATTCTACACACGCCCGGTGGACGGATCGCTCCGTGGAACGCAGGAATCTGGAAGGCCGTCGCGCGCTCGTTCATCCGGAAGGAGAACGCGGGACTCGCCAAAGATAACTACGAGAACACGCTGGCTAATCCAGCGATCGTAGCCGAGGCACCGGCCGGCGCGTCCGACAATATCGTGATGGAATTCTTCAAGCGCGTAACTGGCGCTTGGGGTCTCAATACCTTTTTTGGACTCAAGCCCGGATACAAGCTTTCGATCCTCGAATCGAACGGCACCGGCTACAAGTGCTTCGGCGAGACGATCTCCGCCGCGAACACGGAGATGATGATCTGCGTGACGGGTCAGACCGTCACGACGGACGGGGGCACCGGGTTCGCGAACGCCGACGTTCACAAGAGCATTCGAGCGGACCTCATCCAGAGCACCGCTGACGGTCTCGCCTTCACGATCAACTCGCAGGGTCTCCCGGCGTGGGTTGTTACCCGATTCGGGGTCGCGGCTCTCTCCAACCCGGCTGTCGTCTCGTGGGATGTCACGCCTCCGCGCGACGTTGCGACGAGGGCGACCGCGCTCGGCCAGGTGGCTACCGCCCTTGTCGCGCTCCGAAACGCCTACGGCGACCGGCTCGACATCGACCAGGTCGCCAAGGACTTCGGCATCCCGCTTCGCGTCACCGCGACGCTACTTCCGGCCTCGACGCCGGCTCTCCTCCCGAGTGGAGGGCCCAACTGATGTACGAGCGTTTTGCACCAGTCGGGAGCATGGCGATGGACCCGCGTGCACTCGGCGCGCTCTTCTCGATCGCCTCGACTCCGGACACCCGCGTCGTCGATGGCGTGGCGCTTCTCACGGTGCGCGGTCCTCTCGCGTCGCGTCGAGGTGGCTGCTTCGACAGCTACGACGCCATCCTGGATCGCCTCGATGCCGCGCTCGCTCTCACGCCGAGCGCTGTCGTCCTCGTCCTCGATTCTCCCGGAGGCCAGGCCCAGGGCTGCTTCGAGGCCGCTGCCGCGATGCGCGCGAAGGCGTCCGCCGCCGGTATCCCGCTTCTCGCCTATGTGGACGGCTCTGCGTGCTCGGCGGCTTACGCGATCGCGTGTGCAGCCTCTTCGATCGCGGTGACGCCGTCGAGCGTCGTGGGCTCTATTGGCGTCTACGAGACGCTCGTGGACCAGACCGCCGCCGACGCGGCGATGGGCCTCGCCTATCGCGTTGTCTCCACAGGTGATCGGAAGACGGATGGCAATCCTCACGTCGCTATCAGCGACGGAGCGATTGCGGCGGCGAAGGACTCCGCCGAGTACCTCGGTAATCTCTTTTTGAACCTCGTTGAGGAGATGAGAGGGGTTCCGGCCGCTCAGGTCCGGTCCCTCGATGGGGCGCTCGCGTTCGGTCGCGACGCCATCTCAAAGCGCCTCGCCGATATCGAGGTTCCCAATCTCGCAGTCCTCCTCGGGACGATCCCGATGGCGTCTGCTCCAGCCCCCCAGGTGAAGAACATGGATGACATCATGAAGGCTCTCCAGGCAGTACTCGACGACCCCAAGTCGACCGACGCCGACAAGGCCGCGGCGAAGGCCGCTCTCGCGGCGCTCGCGCCGAAGGAAGACGCACCCGCAGCGGAGGAGAAGAAGGACGCTCCCGCGCCCGCTCCTCCGAGCGACAACGATGGCGACGAGACCGCCGCAAAGGCTCTCGCCGAGGTGCACAAGCTCCGCGCCGAGATCAGCCGCCGCGAGGAAGAGGCCGAGCGCTCCACGCTCCTCGCGAGCCGGAATGACTTCGCGCCCGAGCTGGTCGCCTCGCTGAAGAAGGCGCCGATGGCGATGGTCCGCGAGATGGTCGCGAATCTCCCGCGCACGGTCCCCGCCCTCGCCGCTGCGGCATCCGTGGGTATCACCCGCGGCGAGGGTCAGGGCGAGGGCAAGGCCTCCCGTCTGCCGCCCGAAGCGAAGGCCGCTCTCGATGAGCAGATGGGCCTCTCCGCGAAGACCTACGGCGTCGTCGTCGAGGGCAACGTGCAGCGCTTCGGCGCTCCCAAGAGCGCGTGAGCTGTAGCTCCGCCTAACCGAATTTCAAAGGAACCACGACAATGGGCTACAAGACAATCCACAAGATCACCCTGCCGCTCGCAAACAGCGTTGTGGCGGCTCAGGGCGCTGTCGCCTGCATCGACCGCGCGACGGGCTCGACGAAGGGGAAGGCGGTCGTTGCTGCCGTCGACACGCACCTCATCCCGGTCGGGCGATTCTGCTCGGACCTCACGGGTGACGGGTCTACGACGATCGACATCGAGTTGTTCGAGCCGAAGCGCATTCAGTGGCTGCTCAACGACGCCGCCGACACCCTCACTGCGAGCGACGTCGGAGGGCTTTGCTACTTCGCAAGCGGCGGAACGGTCAGCGTCCCGGCAGATCCGTCCACGTATTCGGTCGCGGGTCGCGTCTGGATCGTCGAGGGGGCCGCAGGCGCCCGAATCGGAATCGAGATCGCCGACAAGGCCGCTCCGAGCGAGTGATCGCTCCACAACCATTCCACTCGAATAACGAGGCATAGAGATGTTGCTCAACCCTTCATTCATGGCGGACTTCACGACCAACCTACAGGTCGTGTCCGACCGTTCGTACCAGAACCGCTCGAAGAACATGTGGTGGGACAAGGTCGCGACGAAGCGACGCTCGTCCAACAAGCGCGAGATCCTCGGTTGGCTGCTCAATCAGTGGAAGCTCCACCAGGAGGCCACGGACGGCAACGTCGAATTCGAGGACGCGATCCAGCGTGTGATCGCGTACGAGCACAAGTTCGACAAGGAAGGCTTGGAGCTTTTCAAGTCGGACTTCGAGGACATGGATGGCAACGGCGTGAACATCGCGACGGACTTCGTCGCAAAGATGGGAGCTGAGTTCGCCTACGACCCTCAGCGTCGCCTCGCGAAGCTGATGATCTCCAACCCGAATGCGTACGACGGTCTGTCGTTCTTCAACGCGGCACATCCCGTCTCCGGGAAGGCCGGTGACACGTCGATGGGGACGTACTCCAACGTCATCAGCGCCAAGCCCATCGATACGTCGGTGACGGTCGACGTCGCTCGGATGAACCTCGGCTCGGCGGTGTTCCAGGCGACCGCGATCAAGGCACCGGACGGCTCTCCCCGCGGCATGCAGCCGGTCGGGCTCCTCGTCCCCGGCGCACTCGCGACTCGCGCGTCCGATCTGCTCGGCGCGAAGTTCATCGGTGGTTCGGGCTCGACGGACAACCAGCCGGTCCTCACGGCGTGGAACCTCGGGATGCCGCTGGTCTCCAACGAGCTGGGCGCGGCGTACGGCGGCTCGGACGTCAACTACTACCTGATCCTCACGGACACCAACGTGAACGAGATCGGCGCCTTCATCTGGTCGGTTCGCGAGGACTACTCGATCAAGTACCCGACCTTGCAGGACGCGCTCTACCAGGAAGCCAACAAGCTCCGTTGGGTTGCTGGCGGCCGCACGCAGCTCGTCCCTGGGCACCCGTTTGCCCTCGTGAAGGTCACGCCCTGACCTCTTCGCGTGAGTCGGTCTCCCCTGTCCGACCCACGCGCATGCCGACGGCCTCGCCGTTCGACGCGCCCGGCGTCGATAGCCCTTACGGGCGTCCGGGCTCTTCTTCGTTCCGCGACTAACCAGCCATGAGCACGAGTTACATCACCGTCGAACGATTCAAGACGCTCACGGCGATGCCGGCGTCTATGGTCGATCTTCTGGAGAACACGATTGCTCCAGGGTGGTTGCTCGCGAAGCTCACGGCTCGCTCGCGCTGGATCGATTCGCGGCTCACAAAGCGATACGCGACGCCTTTCGGGACTCCAGTCCCCGAGGCGATCGAAGACTGGTTGACGCGGATCGTCACGCCGCTCGCCTACCTCCGTCACGGCGTCGACCAGCTCGATGCCGAGTTTGACGCGATCAAGGCCGACGGTCAGCTCGCCGAGACCGAGATCAAAGAGGCCGCGGACGCGGAGGCCGGGCTCTTCGAGCTTCCTTTGCGCGAAGACGTGAACTCGAACGGGATCACGAAGGGTCTTCCCTACGTGTATTCCGAACAGTCTACGGTGCTCGCACAGCGCCGGAAGGCCCTTGTCGGTCGGGCCGAGACTCGAAATGGCCGAGGCACCGATGGCTGACCAGGGCTTCGCAGAACTCGACCGGATGATCGAGTGTCTTCGGACGCTCGGGCCGGCGCTCACGACAGAGGCCGCTCCCGCCGTCGCGAAGGCGGTGGAGCGTGAGCTCGACGCGCAGATCTCGCGTGCGGTCGGGCCCGACGGGCGGCCGTGGAAGGCGACGCAGGACGGCCGTACGCCGCTGCGAAACGCGGCGAAGGCTCTCTCGGTCCGAGCGATCGGTGACGTCGTCGTCGCGACTCTCGAAGGCGCCGAGGCCCGACACCATCTTGGCGCGGTGAAGGGTGGCGTGAAGCGCCAGATCCTTCCTACGGGGAAGATCCCCGACCCGGTCACGCGCGCGATCAAGACCGTCCTGACGACGGCCTTCCAGCGGAAGACGGGAGGCGTGCGATGACCACGATCCTCGCGCTCCCGATCCTCTACCAGGCGGTACAGGACCGCTTCACGGCGGAGTCCACGCCCGCGACATTCACCTTCGGCTGGCGCGAGCCGAGCCGACAGGCGGAGTCTCTCCCTCGCCTCGTCTGGGTGCCAGGCGACGACGGGAACCTCGGTGATCTGGTGCCGCCCCGCTACGCGGGCGCCGAGCCGGAGCGAGCGCTCGCGAATCTCGACGAGCTGTTCACGATCTACATCGACGCCGCCGACACGACAGACGCAACGACCGTTGAGAATGACCTGGCGCAGTACACGGCCTGTCGTCTCCTCTTCGACGCGCTCTATCGCGCCTTCTACCTCGCGGCATCAATCACCGTCGAAGTGAAGTCCGCGAGGTGGATGCCGAGAGGAGAGCGCCCCATCGGGGCGGCCCTCCGAGTCGTCGCCTCCGTTCAGGCGGTCATTCCTGACGCGCCTCTCACCTACGCGCCCGACGACACCAAGGCGCACGTCACATCTATCGAGGGTTCGACGACCGATCAGGTCGAGTCGATTCCCTCCTGAGGAGAGCACTCTATGGCTCAGCCCAAGGTCAATCAGAACGAACTGCAGAACCAGCTCGGCGTTCTCCCTCCGAGCGAGGGGAAACTGTACGCACTCGCCGGTGTCTCGTCGCAGGGACCGATCGCGACGCCCGCGACGTTCGCACGCGTCTCCGACGTCGTTACGACGTTCGGGTCCGGCCCGCTGGTCGAGGCCGCGTGCCACGAGATCGAGAAGTATGGGCGGCCCGTCTTGCTCGTCCGAACGACGGCAACGACGGCCGGCTCCTACCTGGATGCGGTCTCGCCGGTCGCGGGCTCGATCAGCGCGATCACGAAGACGGGCACGGGCTCGTCGGTCTTCACCGACAACAGTTCCGCGCCGACCGTCGGCGCGAACGTCGTTGTCCTGTTCCCTGTAGGCGGGACGCGCGGGACGCCGGGCATCATCTACCAGATCAGCCTCGACGGCGGCGCGACCTTCGGCGTCGTGAACGCGCTCGGAGCGTCAACGACCTTCGCCATCGGCGCGACGGGCGCGTCCATCGCTATCGGTGCGGGCACCGTCGTGGCCGGTGACTTCATCTCCTTCAACCTGACGGCGCCGATCGCCGGCTCGGCGGGCGAGGTCGTCACCTCCGGCCTTCAGAATACGCCGACCCTTGATGGCGCGACGCATCCCTGGGACGACTACGAGGTCCGGATCCTGTTCGTGGACGGTGGCACCCGTGGTGTCGCTGGCGTCACGTATCAGTGGAGCCTCGACGACGGCCGGACCTACTCGGCCGTGACCGCGCTCGGGACGGCGACGTACATCATCGTCCCCGAGTCCGGTGGCGTGAAGATCAACCTCGGGAGCGGGACGATCGCGGCCGGCGCCACGATCGCGTTCCCGACGGTGGCCCCGAAGTGGAACACCACCGATCTCGGCGTCGCCCTCGACGCGCTGAAGAACAGCGCCGCGAGCTGGGAGATCGTCCACGTCGTTGGACCGTGCGACTCGGACGACGCCGAGGTGATCGACCTCAAGGTCTCGGGGATGGCGAGCGTCGGCAAGTACCACGCCTTCGTCGCGTCCACGCGCCTCCCGGTCGGTGACGAGAGCGAAGCCACCTACCAGTCGTCGCTCGGCGGCGAGTTCGCGGACTTCACAACCGTCTTCGGCTCCATCTGTGCCGGTGGTGTCGAGACGATCTCCTCTGTCTCCGGTCGGAAGTACGTCCGGCCGTTCAGCTACATCATGGCCGCTCGCGAAGCGGCCTCCTCTCAAGAGGTAGACACAGCGTGGGTCGGCTTCGGGGCTCTTCCCGTCACGAAGATCCGCGACGCAAACGGCAACCCCCTCCACCACGACGAGTCGGTCAATCCCGGTCTCGATGACGCGCGCTTCTGCGTCGCACGCACGGTCGAGGGCTACCCCGGCGTGTATGTGAACCGTCCGCGCATCTTCTCGTCCGACGTCTCTGACTTCCAGTTGATGCCGCATCGGCGCGTGATGAACATCGCGCGAGAGATCTCGCGGCTCGCGATGATCCTCGAACTGAACGTCCCGATCGCGGTCGACGCGGCAACGGGCTTCATCAAGGAGCGGGCGGCTCGTCAGATCGAGGCGACCGTCACGGCGAAGCTGGCTGCGGCGCTCCTCGGGACGCCCGCAAAGGCGTCTGACGTGACGTTCGTTCTCTCGCGCACGGACAACCTCATCAGCACGAAGACGATGAACGCGACCTTGCGGATCGTCCCTCTCGCCTACGTCGAGACCATCAACGAAGAGGTCTCGTTCACCAACCCGGCGCTTCGCACCGTGAACGGATAAGCCATGGCCACCCCCCGCATCAACGGCAAGCTCTACTCCTTCGCATCGGTCTCGATTCGCGTCGGTCAGACGCTCGTGACCGCCGTGAAGAGCATCAACTACTCGGACAACCGCGAGCAGGTGTTCGGCTACGGCGCCGCGCGCGCGTTCGGGCCGCTCGCTCGAACGCAGGGCAAGTACACGGCCGACAACACGACGGCCGAGATCGAGAAGGGGCAGCTCGCCGATCTTCGCAAGGCCCTCGCCGACTCGAACGGCGGGAAGTCCTTCGGGACGGTCGAATTCGAGATCGTCGTCTCCTACGAGGAGCCGGGCCGCGGGCTCATCACGGACACGATCCAGCGCTGCACGTGGGCGAAGAACGCCGCGAAGGCCGATGACGGCGGGGACCCGCTCTATGACGCGGTCGAGTTCTCGACGATGCAGATCCTCTGGAATGGCCTCTCGCTGTTCGATCAGTCCGACGCGTGAGGAGTGAACCACGATGAGCGACATTGAACAGCGCATCGCGGCCGCAAAGGCTCGCCTCGCCGAAGCAGAGTCCAAGCGTTCCGCTCGTCTCGCCGACAAGGCAGCTCTCGCCGAGGTCGAGGACCTCGAACGCCAGGCGAAGCTCGCGGACGCCGTAGCCGAGATGGAATCGAAGCACGGCGACCTGGGGAAGAAGCTGGCGATCGTCCACGCGACGTACGCGGATGGCGCAGTAGCGGGCTCGGTGATCGTAAAGGTCGCGAGCGGTCCGGAGTGGGCCGCCTACAAAGCGAAGATCCAGGCCGCGAAGGGCGTCGAGATCGATGACACGACCGAGCGCCTTTGGCGCACGAACGTCGTGTACCCCGACCTCGCGGCGGTTGACGCGCTCTGTAAGGAACTTCCGTTCCTCTCGACGGCGCTCGGGGACGCGGTGGGCCGCCTCTGCGGCGTACGCATCGAGGACCTGGCTGCAAAACAATAGCCCTTCACGCCGAGGGCAAGCGTGATCTGGGAGCCCGAGCCCGAGCCCTACTAGCCCTGTTTGGGGTGAAGAACTTCGAGACCGACGACGAGGAGATCGAAGCCGTAGCCGGCGCTCTAGCGCTCGCCGCAGGTCTTCACGATCTCGAACTTATTCGTTCTGTGTTTGAAAAGACGAAGTGAGTACGACCGCCGCCACCGCTACGTTTTCGATCGCTCTCCGCGATGACATCAGCGGGGCCGGGAAGAGTGCGGCCGGCACGCTCGATCTGTTGAAGAAGAAGATCAGCGACGACAAGAAGGCGCTCGGCGAAATGCAGGCGGCGCTCCGCAATCTCAAAGGCGGTACGTCCACGAGCGCGGCGGCCTTCAAGGAACTTCAGTTCCGGATTGCGGCTTCGAAGGCTTCGATCGCATCGGCTCAGGATCAGTTCCTGCGCCTCGGGGGGATGTTCGGCGGCGCGAAGACGGGCCTCGCTGGGTTCCTCGAAGAGGCAGCGAAGGCGCCCGGTCCTCTCGGAGCGATCGCATCGCAGGCGAGTGGGCTACTCGGGACGCTCGGCACCGCTGCTGGCCCGATCGGTCTCGCTGTCGGCGCGATCGTCGCTCTGATCGGGAGCTTCGTCGCGCTGAGCGCGGCGGTTCTCGCGGCTGGCGTCGCGATGACGCGCTTCGCGATCGCATCGGCGTCGGCTAGGCGCTCCGAGGAGCTTCACTTCGCCGGCCTCGCCACCCTCCGGAATTGGTTCGGCGCAACGCGCGCGAGCGCGGGCGAGATGCAGGCGGCGCTCGATCGGGTCGGCGCCTCCAGCTCGCAGAGCCGCGAGGAGCTGGGCGGACTCGCCGAATCGCTACAGCGGCTCGGCTTCCGGGGCGGTGAGCTCACGTCAGCGCTCGAAGGTCTCTCGATCGCTCAAGCGGTCCAGGGTGATCGAGGCGTCGCTCGGTTCCGCGCGATGGCCGCGCAAGCTCGTCTCACCGGCCAGTCGATCGACGGGCTCACCGCCGCGTATCGACAGCGTCTCGGACCGATCGCCGACCGGATCGCACTCGGCCTCGACGTCCAGATGCGTCGTCTTCACGAGTCGATCTCCGGCCTGTTCCGCGGCGTGCACATCGAGGGCTTCCTACGCGGGCTGAACGAGGTTCTCTCGATCTTCAGTCAATCGCGCGCGGTCGGTTACGCGCTGCGCACGGTACTAGCGTCGTTGTTCAATCCGTTTCTCGATGGCGTAGGGTCGAGCGGCTCCGTCTTCCGCGCTTTCATCGAGGGCATGACGCTCGGTCTCTTGCGGACCGGGATCGTTATCCTTCGCATCCGCAATTTCCTCCGTCAGACGTTCGGCGGGGGCTCGACCGGACAGGTCGATGGCCTTCGTGTCGCGACCGTAGCCGGGACGCTCGCCTTCGCGGCACTTACGGGCGTCCTCGGTGCCGCGCTCGGCGTGCTCGTGGCGATCGGGGCCGTCGTCGCGATCACGGTCGGGCCGATGCTCGCGCTCGGATACGCGGTGTACAAGGCGTACGAATTCTATCAGCGACTCCAGGCTGGCGTGGCGCGCTTCGGCGCTTCTCTTCACGGTGTCGACTGGTCATCGCTCGGCGCCAACGCGATCGATGGTTTCATCTCGGGCCTTCGGTCTGGCCTCGCTCGCATTCGAGCAACGATCGGCGAGGTCGCGTCCGCCGCCACGGGCGCGTTGCGCTCGGCGCTCGACATCCACTCGCCGTCGCGCGTTTTCGCCTCGCTCGGTGTGCAGATCCCGAGAGGCCTCGCGAGCGGTATCGAGAGCGGCGCTCCGACGGCTGCGAGAGCGGTCTCGGTCCTCGCCACCGATCTCTCTTCCTCTGGCTCTGACGTCGCGCCGAACGCGCGCGGTGCGGCGCCGGCATCGTCGGCCACGACGATCGGTCCATTCTACATTTCCGTCGAGGGCTCGAACGCCGAAGAGGTCGGCGAAGGCCTCGAAGCGCAGCTCGCCGGGATCTTCGAACGCCTCGCGATCGGGAGGGGGGCGCCGGCATGAGCGACCCGATCTCGAATCGCGAGGACTACGACCACGTGATCCTCGCGGGACAGCGCTCGCCGGGCATCGCCACGATCGATGGCGCGAACAGTCCACGTCGCCTCATCGAGCACAACGGCGTCGGCCTCTCGGGCGCGCGCGTCCGCTTCGCGGGCGTGATGCTCTCGCACTTCAAGCTGATCCTAAAGCTCTACACGGCCGAGCACTTCGCGGATTGGACCGACAACTTCTCGCCGCTTCTCGCCGCGCCCCCTATCGGTGTACGCGCTCACGCGCTCGACATCGAGTATCCGACGCTCGCCGACCTTGGCATTCGAGCCGTCCTGATCGAGAACGTGAAAGCGCCGATACAGACGGGCGACGGGGAGTGGACCGTGGAGATTGATCTCTGCGAGTACCGGAATCCTCAGCCCGCGCTCTCCGCGCCGACGGGCGCGTCTAACGGTCCGGCAGAGACCGAAAACGAATACCTGATCAGACAGGCTACGACGGAGTACCACGAGCTGGATCAGGCCGGGACGCTCGCTGGTCCACCGGGGGCGCCATGACGTTCCTCGCAACCATCAACGGCGAACTTCTCGTAGGTGTGAAGCTTCACGTCCCGAGCGCCGGACCCTGGTTCGCCGACTGCGATTTTGCCGAGAACCCCAACGTCTCGGGCCGCGTGTCGCTCGCGATCGGAACGCTGACGCTCTCCGGCACGATCGATCCACGGTACTCGGGCGACTTCGCTCTCCAGCGTCGCGTTCGCGTCGTGGCTGGCGCGGGAGGGTGGGTCTCTCTCCTTCCGGCCCGTGCATATCACAGCGATGCGGGCATCACGGCGCTCTC